ATTTTTTTTTGTTTTTATTAATTATTTTTTATTACTTCTTATTCTCAAACCTTTTCCGTTATCATTATTGATAGCTCTGGCTTTAAAACCTGTATCACCAATTGCTTGAGGAGTATTTCTTACATTCATATTAATGTTTTTTGATTTTTTAGAAATATCACCGACAGCATCTGATTTACCTTGCTCGTAAAAATACTGAGCAAACTTCTCAGGATTCATAGCTGCACTCAACGCTTTGTGCCAACCTTTAGCATCAGAAATCAATCCATCTTCATTAACATACTTGCCTATGAAGTTATCTAGATTCATTTGTTTTGCTTTCATTTCCTGAACATCTCCATAAGAATAGTTGATTTTCTTGTCTCCAATTTCAAACTCAAAACCTTTGAACTCGTTATTGAAAACCTCATCTGTTCTTTTTTTGAAGTATTCATTCTTTTTTTGATTAGCCTCTTTAACAGTACTAGATTCTTGAATAAACTTTTTATAAGCATCAATATCTTGCTTCATTTCGTCAGAAATAGAATTCCCACTTGACTCAAGAGGAGCACTATATTTTTCTTTGAACTCATTAAGATATTTTTTTGCTTTAGAAAGTTCTCTTTTTTTAGCTATATTTTTTCTTTTAATATCTGATTCATCATCTAAATCTTCGTCATATGAAAACTTAGATTCCATTAAATAGCTAATGTCTTCACTATTCAAATCTTCTTCAGTTAAAGAATAATATTCTGCTAACACTTGATCGTCTTCTAATTTATCGTAATCCCTATTTGCTTTTACGAAATCTTCAAAACCACGACCAGTATCTTTTTTAAACTTTAAAAATTTAGAAACGTCTTCTGGTAAATCATTATTAATCTCTCTTTGAGAAAATAAATCATCAATAGATGACACCTCTTTATCGTATCTGTTTTTAATATATGAAAGAACGTCTTCATCTTTTATTTCAAAAGGCTCTTCTGTTTTAACAGGCTCTTCTGTTTTAACAGGCTCTTCTGTGTTTAAAGGTTCTTCTGTGTTTACAGTTTCTTCTTTGTTTAAAGATTCCTCATGTTTGTCTAAAAGATTTTTCTCTACCTCTTGAATCGATTTTTGTTCAACAGGACTTACTTCTTTTACTTTAATTTCCATTTAATTTGATTTTTACAAAGTTATATAATTTAATTTAATTCTACTACTAATTTATCTAGGCTCAAACTCAGCTAAGTCAAAACCATCTAAGCTGTCTTCAGAAGACTCAAAACTAACTGGAGGTAAATTATTTTTACGCTGCTCTATTAATTTTGATTGCTCTGTATTAGCTTGAGATATTCTATCTGATTTAGCCTTTTCTTTTTGGCTTTCTCTTTCTTTTAAGTTTTCAAGCTCAACACCTTTTAGTTTCATATTAAGCTGAAACTCTAAGTTCATTAGTTCAGCCTTTATAGCTGCTTCACCTTGCATTTTTTGTACAGCAAATTTTGCTTTGGCTTCCTCTATCTGCATTTCAGATTGAGTTTCCATTTGTATCTTTTGCATTGCTGTTTGAGCTGCCATTTGTTGTGACTGTTGATTTATTTGAGCTTGCTGTTGAACTGATTGAGCTTTTTGTTCTCTTTCTGAATCTTGCTTAGTTTTACGTTTAAGCTTTAGTACTTGATTGGCTAATTTTATATTTCTTATCTCTCTAATATCAATAGCATCTTCTAAGTTTATAGAATCTCTTTGAAGAGCCATTTGAATATTAGCTTCTAACATTCTTTTTTCTTCTTCATCTGGTTGAATTTCAATAAAGATTCCGAAGTCACTTAAGTATAGATCTTTTATCTCATCAAGTATCCCTACATTAAATTTACCTATTTGATTTATTAGCTCCTCTTTAAAGTCAGAGTACTCTAACATATCTGAAATTCTAATAGATAAAGATGTACATAATCTTTGAGTAATATCTATACCAGAATCTAATATATGTCTAGTGGCCGTATTACTACTTAGTGCTGCAAGCTTTTGCAATCCTACTAATGAATACGAATCAGGTGAAGAACCATCTCTTGCTTCATTAAGACCTGTAACATCTCTTAACATTTGAAGATAATGATTGTAACTACCAATAAGGCTTTGAATTTTTGCTTGACCAGAATTACTATTCAATTGCTGTATTGGAACTTTTGCTTGGTTAAAGTCACCATCTTGAGTATAGCTTCTACCAATAACAGAACCTGTCTGGAAAAACATTCTTAACGCATCTTCTGGATTGTATGCTTGGCCTGTTCCTAAATCAACTTCGTTTAATCCGTCAGCATCTATAAATACACCATCAGGTACAACTCTAGAAATTACTTGTTGTAGCTTTAAATGGGTTATCTGTATTAAGTCAGCAAAGGTAATCATACGTCTTACTAAAGACTCTAAAACACCTTTATACATTCTAGGTGCACATGCTATGTATTCTGGATAAACTTCTTGAGATGCTGATTTTGGTCTAGCCATGTTTTCAGACATTTCCCATTTAAGAAGTATATTAGTACCCATCACCATAACACCCTCATACCATACGTCAATTGTTTTAGATACTTTTTCAAATCTACCCTCTTCCATCATCTCAGGTGTAGGGTCAAAAGTATCATCCTTTTCAATTAATCTTTCAGCACCAGAGGCATTTACCTTTTTCTTGTAAGTGAAAGTTTTTGTTGTCTTATAATTAAAAAATAAAACAGTAGCACTATCCTTACTAAATAAACTGTTATTATAGTATTGTGCTGTATTATTGTAATCATACCAGCTTTGACTGTATTCTGATATCTTTTCCATATCAGATCTAGTCAAACTTGGGTCTATTTTTTTTAATTCAGTAATTGGTAGTGTTTTAATTTCACCCCAATAAAAACAATCATCGAAATGTGGATCTTCTGTATAGCTATAAACAACACTTGCAGGATCTACATAATCAATCTCTATTCCTGAACCAGGGACAAATCTATTTTTACATACAGAAATACCTAAAACAATTTGGTCATAATAAAGTTGTTTTTGGATTTCGTGATATCTATTGCTTTCTAAAACAGTGTTTATAGCTTCTTCTTCAGCTATCTCTATAGAAGGCTTGTACTTTAATTGCATATGAAGAGACAACTCTTCTGAAGTATTTGGTATTTCCTCTTCAGGTGTAGAGAAAGTATTTATACCGAACTGACTTTTTACTTGCTTCATTAGATCTTTAGCAAGCATATCTTTTTCAAGCTGTACTTGATATTTACTTCTTTTATCCAAAGACATACCGTCTTGAGCATAAGCATTTACTTTGAATAATCTATCTGATATACCATTAACAACAATATCTACAAACTTTGGAATAATAGGTATAGGAGTCCAGTCAAGATTCAAGTAACTTAAATCGCCATCTATAGCTAATTCATTTTTATACTTTTGAATCGATTGCTCACCTCTAGCATAAAGCCTTAGCCTGTGGAAATCTGCCCATTGATTATAAAATCTACTTTGACCACCATCTTTCCTAAACCATTCGTATTGAATAGCCTGACCTATCTGTAATCCAAATTCATAAGATTTTTTTTCAGAATCAGAAACAAATTGATTTGGAAATCCTGTTGGATTAATGTTTATTTTTACATCTTTCATTTATCTTATAATTTGGCTATAACTTCCTTTATTGTCATATTTAGCAAAGTTAAGTTTTATTTTTGATTTTTTTTTGGCAGGCTGATATAAGCTCTTCTGATTAGCCATTATAGCCAAGCCAGAACTAATTGATGCGTCAAACTTTGTTCTGTTGTTTATATTAAATTTAGCCCAATCTTCTAGAGTTCTTGTAAAATACATAGAACCCATAGTATCTGGATCTCTAAAGCTTCCTGACAAATCTAACCCTACATGTTTCTCTATGTAGGACTCAATAGCAGCAGCGTGAGCTTGTTTTATGTCTTCAGAGCTATTAGGTATACCTCCTAGTTCTTTTTCTGTCTTAGAGAGCTTGTTCCAGGTTCTATCAGGTCTGGTCATTGAGTAACCTCTATAACCCCTGTTTTTAAAATGATACAGCAATCTAGGTTTATTGTTTTCTATAAGGATTGGCATACCATAAAAAACACAAGCCATTAATATTTCTTCAAAAAATATCTCTGCAGTTTGAGGTCTAGCTACATATTCTAGAAAAAACTCATTTGTAGGTCCTTCATCCATATGGAACTTAGTTAATCCATGACAAGCACCATTAGATGCGCCACCGCCTACAGTACCAGATATGTCATAACTATCACAACCAAACGCTCCCATATGTTCATTCCCTGGATAAAAAATACCGTTCTTGACAATTTTTTTATTTTGTAATAATTTATTTGGCGTCCAAGAAATTAAAAACCTTCCTCTGTTATTTGGAGTCCAGATTACCTTAGTATCTTTTACTCCGTCTTGCCAAGAAAAAGAACCTCTTGTCAAAAACCTATCCTTTATTAAAGAATCATTGTAGTCTATTTGCTGATATATTTTTTGAAGATTAAACAAAGACTGTTTACTTTCATCTCTAAAAGCATGTGATTCAGTTCTAGGAAATTGTCTGTAAAATTCATTTAAAGCATCAGGATCATTTTTTAAACTCTCAACTTCTGCTTCCCAATAATCAATAGCTCCTTGATTAATCATTTCACCATCTATCCCTAGTATTGGCTTTTCTGGAGTTCTAAAAACAGGCATACCGTATCTATCAATAAACCCTTCCATATTATATTCCATTGGAATAAATAAAGAATACAAGCCGCTTTTAGTTTGGCCGTTTCTATTTCTTTTAGTTACATCAGAAT